GTCAGCAACTCCCCCGACAAGAAAAGCAAAAGTGTTCAAAATACCTTTTATTACAAATCCAACTATTTTGATTATTCCGTTAAAGACATTTTCAAAAACCTGTCTTAGGGTGTCATTACTCTCCATTAGACTTACAAAACCGTCAATTACAAATTTAATCCCTTTAATAATTGCAATAAAGACTGTTAAAACTGTGTCTAAAATCCCCTCAAATACCGCAACAAAAACTTCAACCAAGAATCCTAAAACTTTTACCAAGAAATTAAACACTTGAATAAGAATTGCCACCGCCGTCAGTATCCCCGAAAACACTTTAATAACAAGTTTAATAATAAAGTTAAATACCTTTTCAACTACTTTTCTAAAATCTTCATTTGTAATCATGAGGTAAGTAAACGCTGCTACTAAGGCGATAATTGCGGCGATAACTAAAGCAATTGGATTGAGCCCAAGTACAGCGTTGAAAAGGAACATTGCCGCGGCGCTCAACTTTGTAGCGGTTCGAAGAAGTCCCATTACAAATGTAAAAGCCGCGGTAATTGCAGTCGTAGTAATTACCACCGTTTTGTAGGTTCCAATTGCAATGGCTGTGAGAGCAAAGGCAATTCCAACTTTTTTTACAGTCTCAATATTTCTTTGAAAAAAACCAATTATGGTTCGTACCACTCCAGCCAAAATGTTGATTGCTTTAGCAAGAACGGCGACTCCGACGACACTAGCAATTGCCAAAGCCTTGCCAATTGCTATAACAATCGGCAGAAGTGGTTTGAAGGCTGTAAAAAGATTGACTAAAGCGCTTCGTACTTGAGTTGAAGTTAGCGCCAAAACAACCATCATCACAGGAAATACTTTTAATGCTCCCATAAATTTACCAAGGATAGGAAGATTTGAAAGAAGCCCCCGTCCAGCAAAGGCGGCTAGTCCAGCCGTTACGGATGCTAATACAGGCAAAAGCATTTCAAATTTCTCGGCTAAACCTTTGGCATCAGGAATAATTTTTTTAACGCTACTTCTTGCATCATCAGCAGTTTTACTGATAACACTTAACCCTTTAATGAAATCTGTTATTTTTTTAACAACATTAACAACTGGCTCAATAAGTTTAGTAAAGACCATTTCCAAAGCATCAAAAACGGCTTTGAATGTCTCGTTTGTTTCAACTGCCTTTGTAAAGGCTTTTTCAAGGTCATAAACCGCTAAAATTATGGGACCGAAAGCATTGATAAGAACATTTCCCATAGCAACTTGTAACTCATTATGGAGTCGTGCAAATGAGCGCAAAGTTTTTCCTGGTGATTTCATCGCGGCTTCATAAGTTCCAAAGACTTTGACGCCCTCGCGTATCACGCCTTCCATAACAGCCTGTTGTTTTTGTTGCGCCGATAGTGACTTTGTAGACACCCCAATGCTTCGAGCAAACTTCTCGTACATTGCGCCAGCAGATTCTTGAATACCGACTGATTTTAGAACTTCGCTTCGACCAGTTATGACTGCATGGGTTAGTTTGTTAAAAGTATCAGTAGAGTTCTCACCGCTAATGATTGCTAAGTCCTGAGCAATACGGGCAATATCAGATGCTTTGCCAAGTTCAAGATTATTTTGTGCAAATTTTAAGACAGATTTTTGGGCAATTTCCATCTCAATACCCATGCCTTTAACTTCTTTGGCTTCATTGACAAGGGCTTCCTCACCCTTGCCTGTTGATTTACCAATTGCGGCTAAAGCGTAATTCAACTCATCAACACGCGCCGCGGCAGTAAAGGATTTAACACCAAAGGCAATAAGAGAGGCACCAACTGTTCCAGCGACAACTCCTGCCGCGACCATGGTGGAATTTAAGCGAGAAGATGATTTTTGAAATCCCTCAACAGATTGAGATGCTTGAGCAAAACCGCGAGTAAAATTGGCAGTTTCAGCGGAGAGGCGAGCGCGGACTTCCATTGTTGGTGCATCTGCCATTATCGCCTCCTAACTTTAGCCTTCTTCTCTTCTGATTCGCGTTCAACTGCTCTTACATTGTAAAGAGCGCTCCACTCAGTAAGTTCCATACTAGATAGGGGGCGGTGTGCTGGACTCCCGTAAAGAAGTTCAGCCACCGTCCTACCTAATTTTTCTGCAAGTTCAAAGTGAAACCTATGCTCAGGATTCTTGAGGAAATCGTTCCCCTGCTTTTTCAACCGCCACTTCGGTCATACCTGAATATCCAAGAGCCTTAGTTGCAAGTCTTTCAATAACAGTTCCGCTCTTTGAAAGAATTGCTTCCTTGTCTTGGAAAGTAAATACAGGTAAACCAGTTTCAGGGTCGTACACACTTGCAATAACTGTAAGGGCATACATAAGACCAACATCAGTTTTACCTGATGTTGCACTAGCCGACTCACCAAGTTTGGCGCGTTCAGCCGCGGTCATTGAACGAAGTTCTACCGTTACATTCCATTCAGGAACTTCGACAAGTTCCTTGGTGATGTCATCGGCACTAAAGATTTGGTCTTTTAGACTCATTTTATTCTCCTTGGGACACTAGGTTGGTCACGATTTATTAAGTTGTTTTAATTATTAAAATGTGGAGCGTGTTACCGCGCCAGTTACCTGTAACTCAGATGAAAATGTAACTACATCTCCAACTGCGCCACTTTTTTCGTATGAAGTCATGATCGCTTCACCCGTGTACTTTACCTGACCTGTTGTTGAGCCTTCGGGACCGTACTCGAATGAAAGTGTTGCAGATTGTCCAAGGACTGTTGCAAGGTGAGCGTCTACTGTTGCATCAAAGTTTCCTGAGACTGAAACTGTAGAATCGCTTAATCCTACAATGTAGGTCTTTGCGCTTGCGCCAAATGCTGTGGTTTCAGCAGTCTCTACGCTACGAGGAAATGAAACATCCGTAAGTGATGTACTGATGTCTGTAAGTGTTCCCGCGGCGTTGTCTACCTTGAACGATGTTGATTTACCGTGTCTAAATGTTGGCATTTTACCTCCTAGTAAAAACCACTACGGGTGTAGCGGAGCCTGTTGAACCTGCGACTGTGTATGCCACCCGTAGGTATCGGTTTACTGTTGTTCCCGTTGCCACTAAAACTCTTTCAGAAGTTTTTTGGGTGCTGGTAACTGTTGTAAATGAAGCCAAGTCAGCAAAAGTAGAGTTATCCGCTGAGTGCTGAACCTTGACTGCGATTGTTCCGTTTCGTGTATTTGTTGGAACGCTAATGAAGGCAACTCCGCCATTTGTGCTGGCAATAGTGTTATCTACTGAAGTGCCATTTCCTGTGACTGTTACGACTGCCCCTGATGACAGGATGACTCCGTTATCAACTCCGTCGTTGCTTTGGAATTCGGCGCTGGCTTGGACAATATCGCCAATTGCGCCCGAAACCTCATAAGAGGTTCCATCGGCTTGCATAGCAACTGCTCGGTTTCCGTTGGCATGACCTTCGGGGGCAACAATTACTTTTTGATTAGTTGTCGAACCGAGGTTGGCATCAAAGAACTCATCTGTTCCAACGGCGGCACTTCCTTCAAACATACCGCTGAGTGAAATCGTTCCATCTTTCAGACCGACAATGTAGGTTTTTGCTTCAGTTCCAAAAGCACTTGTTTCGGCAGTTTCAACTGAGTTAGTAGAAGTTTCATCGTTGAAATATGTTGAAAAATCAAATTCGTTTACAAAAACATTGACACTTTTACCGTGGCTAAATGTTGGCATTATTTATCCTCATCTGTTTCTTGAGCGTCGGGGGTTGCCTCAACTGCTGGCTCCTTAACTATCGAAGCAAGTATTGGTTCCTCTTTGACGGATTTTGTTGGGTTAGAGGTATCTTCAATAGCCCCTGAATCAAGCAACCACTTAATAGACTGTGGTGGTAGATCACTAACTACGGCACCAATTTCAACGCGCTTATTGGGCGGGTAATCAATGCCCGTTAAAGCCTTGTAACTTCCTGCCATATCGAACTCCTCTGTGACGGTGACATGAAAAATCCAAGTCACCGTTATAGGTCACTTGGACACAGAGANAAACGATAAAATGGAGGACACTAGGTCACGATAGGTTTATTGTATCAGGGAAGTATTTTCTCAGATTCTCTTCTTAATCGTTCTTCCCTTACTTGGGATAAAGTCAAAAAGTACCCAATTCCGTCAATTACGGTATCGGGTTTAGATAAATGAACCTCCCGAGCCAATTTCATACCAATCATGCACAATGCAACATTCTCGGCTGAAACTTCACATCCTAAAATGACTTCCCAAATTTTTGCGGCTCGCCCAAAATTATCGAGCGCGTGACCATATTCTTTTTGTCTTTCGCCTGAAACTAATTCAGCCGCGGCTAAGGCAATATCGCGGGGGTCATTCATAGTAGTTGGATATCCGATACTCCCTGACTGCTCACCAAGAAGGTCAGCACTCCCACATCTGCCACTTCCCCCGTTGATTGCTTCCACCATACGCTCCCTCCGTCTAAGGCTGGAGCCTGAATCCATTTCACGCCCCCAAAATCTGCAAGTTTGAATGAATGATAGTGCCCTGAAACTAAGATGTCACAATCACCGATTGGTTGGCGACCTAAAGATTGATCGGCAATCCATCGGCGTAACTTTGCTTCAACTCCCATACCACTTCGGGCTAAATGTCCATGAGTAATTCCAATAATTTTGCCGTGCACTTCTAGGGTTAGACTCAAATCATCGGTTGGGATATTAAATTTAATATGACCGTAGGCTTCAGGATTTGCGGCGAAGATTTCAGCAACGGACTCTACTAGGGCTACATCGTCATTATCGTTAAGGGTAGTAAAGGATTTTCCGTTTTTTCGGTTCTCGCCGTGGTTTCCGCCGATTGCGGCGACTGTTATCGAAGGAACCAACTTTGACCAACGGATGAGGGCATCTCTTAGGAGCCTTCGCGCTATCTTTACCTGATCTCTTCTATCTACCTCAACCGTGAAAGTTTGGATGGCGTAATGCCCATCACACCCTTCAACCAAATCACCTAAGCAAAGAACGGTGATTGAATCAATGAGGCGACCAATTTTCTTTAATTCTTTTAATCTGAACTCAACATCATCAATTGCCTGAAGCCACCTGCCGACCAAGCCTTTTAATCCGTCGCCATCCTTCTTACCAACCTGCCAATCAGATGCCAATACAACTAAACTTGCCTCGCCCGTAAACTCTTTGCGAACAGTAGGTTTATGTTTTTTAATTTCTTTGATAAGTTCTTCAATGTCGTAGTTCTCTTGTTTGCCCTTGCGAACTACCTTGCCTTTCCATTGACGGTTTAATATTCCATCTACATCGCCCCATACATTGAAAAGGACTGGCTCAACTACTGCAAAGTTCTCGGGGTCAAGCCCCCACATTCGTAATACGCCAGACCAATCAGGGTGAGCATCGCCTTCAACCGCTTCGGTCGTAACTGTTCCTTCTTCGCCTTGCCATGAGACACCAGGAGTCCATTCGGCTGTACGCGAGCGCGGTGGAAGTTTCTGCACCGAATCCATCTCGGAGGTTTTAAGTAAGTTATCTAATGCATCATCAAGATTCACGGGGACACTTACACCCGTCTTTTCCGTTTAATCGTCGTCTATGTCGGCGCATAACATCAGAGCCTACCGTAATGTCATACTTGGCTAAAAGTTCTACTAAGCGAGCAGAGTTCACATTTGGATTAACAAGTGCCTCTTTGAACTTGGTTCGTATTGATTCATCTAAAGAATTTGTAATTCTGCCAACAGTACAACCTAATTGACTGCGGGAATCACCCGTAGACAGAGCATCTAACTCAGATAAAAAATTATCCTGATTTGTTTTTAGATTTACAACGGGAACAGGTGACGCTCCACGGGCGCGTTGCGCTTTCAAAAAGGAGACGGTCACACTTCCAGCATCTTTGGAACTCATCGGTAACTGCGTTTCTTCCATATGCGTCAGCCACTCTCTCTTTGGGAGCCTGTGGCTCCGAGTTTATTTTCTCACTAGACATCTAAAATTTACCGATACTAATGGACGATACTTTGGGTCTATTCCTAGTAGGTTTACTGAACCCATCGGTTCAATCCTTAAAATATCCACTAAACTTACCGTTTGGTCAAGTACCGACGCGAGTAACAATCTAATCGTGTCGGCTTTATCCCGAGCGGTTGGATAGTCCTCACGCCCAGCGCGAGCAATAATCTGAATCATAGGGTAGTCAATTCTTATGCCACCTGCACCCATAGTAAAGGCGGGCGAACTACCTGAGTTCTCATAGATAGCGATACAGGCATCTGGGTTCTCGGGCAAGGTGCCAAGAAATATATCTGTGCCTAAAGTGCCGTGAGAGTTGGTAACTAGATAGTCTCCAATGGACTCAAGAATGGTTGCCATGATTAACCCCTCGCATTTATTATTGAAATTATTCTACGCGCAATGTTATTTTGGATTCCTTTGAGCGCCTCCATAAATGGTTGCTCTAGGTACTTAGCCTGAGTTGGCGGATTGTGGTAATTGCCTATAATCTCATGGACAAAAAGAGCATAAGGAGCGGCGGGTCCACCATAGAACACATCTACATAAGTTCCGTTTTGACCTGTTTGGGGAGCAGAGACTCCACCCGAGCCACGCAAAACTCCAGTATCAACTGGGACAAGGGTTTGTGACCTAGCAAAGATTAGGTTGGCTTCTTCCCATATTGCTTGGGCAACTGCCTTGGGGGAATCTGTCTGCGCTCTTTTCAGAGCCTCTTGTAGTGTAAAATCGCCCTCAAGGGTGAAAGTAAAAGTTTTTGCCATGACTACCGCCCAAATCGGATAACGGTATGGTGCGCCCCATTTTCGTCAGAGATATTATCAACTGCATTGATAGTAAAAGTATTAGACCCAATAACCATTTTGTGTCCAATATTTATTGTTAGAGAAGGTCCAAGAGTGATAAAACGACCAACATCTACAACTTCAATTCCTTGCACATCTCGGCTTTTAACTGTGTCAAAGATAAGGCGACCAGTTACCGAAGTTGGTGTGCCACTAAAGGTCGGTTTGTTATATTTATCAACTGATTCCTTGGCAGAAAAAATGACCGTATCGGTCATGAACTCCGCGACTTTAGCAAAAATAGCATCTGCCATGGCTATTCAACTAAGCGGTGATCGTAGACATTATTTGGATTGTCTTGAATACCTGTGTAGAAATCTGTGTTGTAATCTGTGATTATTCTGTCATTAGTAGATTTAAGGGACTCAAGGTTAGCCTTCATAGAAGGTGGGGCTTTCCGCATCTTGCGAGCAAGGAATGAGTTTGCTAGGTCTTGGTATTGACCAGCCTTAGCCGTATATGTTTCAGAGACAGAAATATCTCCAACACTCTTCGAGGTTGAATCCGCAAGGCGATTGAACTTAGAAACTAAAGTCTCACAGCAAGCGCGGGAAATTTCGTAGACATTGGTTCCCCACTCGGCAACTAGGTAGTTCAACTCTTCATCGCTAAAAAGTGCATCTGTTGAATCCGTGTCATTGATAAGGAATCGAACTGCGTTGCGCGTCGAAGTAGATGGGTCGCCCGAGTAGGTAAAGGTCATTTACATGCCACCTAGCATGAAGGTTGTTTGCCTAACTTGGTCAAGGGACGCAGCGTTGGCGGTAGTTACATAGGTTGAAGATGCTGTTGCCGAGGTTAAATAATCATCCAACTCGGTATCAACATCGGTTGCAAGGTTCTGCAAATCTGTGTGAACTGCTGGATTATCACCCGCAGTTGGGTATCTAAGACCCTTGGATGTTGTTCCTGGCATAGTGAACTCCCGACTTTAAGGTTTTAATTATACCCGAACTTTAATTTGTACTTATTTTCAATAATAAGTAACGGTAGGTAGTAGCCATCTGTTACTCCTATCTAAACTATCTCCCGTGTTTGCCGTGCTGAAACCCTACGACTATGCCAAGAATAAATCCTACAAGTAGATAAAGGATTTCCACTATCAGCCGATTACTGGTGATGGAAACACAATGTAGCCGTTAGCGTCCATATGACATAAAGGATTGACCGTTTTGCCTAATGCCAAGAACGCGTCCTCATTTAGTTCAACAACACTCCACG